TTTCAGTGCTTGATTATTTATGTTTACATTAGCCACTTGAATTATTGATCTATCAAACTTCATTGCTTTATGTTGATATAACTATTCAATGCTATGTTACCAAAATTGTTACCATTTGTTACCACAAACAAAACATCCTAGGAAATTAATTTTCTAAAACAACCTCTTATATTTTTAGTCATCTACTTCATAGCTAGTGGGTACAATTATTTGATTTTCAAAGTCTACGTAAATTTTACCTTCAAGAGCTAACTCTTTTAGTTGACTAACGTCTTTTAAATCGATTACTGCTAATAGATCCTCGTCTCTAAAGTCAAGTTCGTGTTTTTCTTTCCAGTAAGCTTCATAACCAAAATCTTTAAAAAGTTCAGCTAATTTACTTGCTTTTTTCAATCACTTTTCCGACTTTGATTTTGCTATAATTATTTCAGCGACTATTGCCTCCTCTTGAAAGGAGGTGAGTTCATTGAAGGAATTTCTAACTTTAGTTGTAGCTCCCATTCTTGTGGAAATAGTGAAATCACTATTCGATCACTGGTTGGATGATCGGCATCACAACAAAAAGCATTAATAGTCGCCTTACTCCACCCTCAACGCTTAGAAGGTTGCACTAAGCGATAAAAAAGCATTACCTTTTGTGACGATCAGGTAATGCTTTTTGAGTGCATTGAATTTTAGAATTTCTAACTTGTTGCAAGTTAAGTATAACATTTTGTAAGTAAAATTGTAATAAGAAAACATAGTTAAAATAATAGAAAATTTGTTGTATGCAAAAAAGCCACTCCAGAGAATTAATTTCTCCAGAGTGGCTTTTTTCTTTATTTAAATGTTCCCCACGGGGTATTTCCTTGACGACAAACTAAGTAACCGTATTGGCCATTTTCACGGGGCTGTCTAATCCAGACATAACCACCATGTCTACTATAAGCATCATATTTAATTACTGAACCAGCTGGTAAGGTAGTGATAATGTCACTAGTGAGCTTGGCTCCTTTTCTCAAATTAATTGGTCGATCAGTGATAAAAGTGCCATCCTCTTTAACCCATTTATCTCCAAAATTATCAATCCAACTAGTAGATTCTCCAGGTGCGTTAGCTGGTTGTGACACAGATTTTTTAGTTTCTAATTCTAATAAGTTGATGTTTCCATCAACATTCATACCACGCCAATTATCTGTAAACTGCCAAATGATCACGCCTTCCATAGAAGGGAAATAATTGAAATCAGCAGTATTTGTTGCTCCTTTATAAGGATATGCGGCAACCCATAAGCAATTAGGATATTTTGCCAAAATTTTAGCGGTATTAACCTTATTTTTCATAAGTTCTGCACCTGAATATAATAAAGGCTTATATCCTGCACTAACGATTGTATTTAGAAATGCTAGAATCGCAGTCGTGTTTTCTTCACGATTACCTCCAGTTTCATTTCCACTGCCTTGCTCATAATCACAAGCTAGGTAACTACCTGGTTCAATGCCAACTTGTTTAGCTGAACTAACTGCATAGTTTCCTTCTTGAGCTGCTACATTAGCATTATTGCTAAATCTTGCATAGTGATATCCACTAACCATCATTCCATTGTTTCTAGCGCTATTAATTTGAGCTTGGGCTTTTGGATTTCTATAGTCCAGTCCTTCAGAAGTCTTTACAATAGCAAACTTAGCACCTGATCTGCCCATAGCTAATAAATCAGTCCCCTGAAAGCTGGATATATCTACTCCATAACTTCTTTTTTCTACTTTAGTCATTCTTTTCACCTTCGCTTGACATCTTCATTATAGCTACAGCCTTTTCAATTGCACCAGAAACTTGGGCATCACTAGGTGCTGGTAAATGTGCGTCAGCATAAAAATTCTTAATTTTAACTTTAGCTTGTTCTTTCTTTTCAGTACCTTTTTCTGAATTATCCTTTAAATCGTAAACTACATTGGTAGCAACTTGACCCAAAGTATCAACCACAAAAGCTAAAGCATCTCCCTTAGCTCTTTTTTTATCAATTTCAATTTTATGATTTCGATACCAAAATACAAAGTATGACAATACCAATGCAACAATTACAGCGGATACATTAACTAAAATATTATTCATTATTTTTCCTACTTTCTAATCTAGTAACTTGTCTTTTAAGCCTTTCATTGTCTTTCAAAAGTTTATCGTAGGCTTCTTCTGCCTGAAGCCATCTTTTTCTATAAAGCTCTACATCTTCCTTTAGCTCTTCCTTCTTTTCCTTAGCATTTGAATAGTCTGTTTGCTTAAGAGTATTGAAAATTGTTAAAAGTCCTACAATGCTAGAAATAAGAAATGCAATTTTTTGTACAAAGTCAATCCATTCTTGCACCTCTTATCCCTACTTTCTTTTTAAGCCTGGTGATCTTGATGCACATACTTGAACTAATAGCAATGCACCGAACTGATAAATTGCTGCCATTACTAATGGATAATTTTGAAATGCTAAAACGCACCCAATTTCTAAAACAATGAGAATTGTTAAAAGGAAAGCACTAGCCGTTAATAAACAAATGTTAGCTAGTGGACTATTAGCACCTGCTAAAACGTAAGCAAAATAAAAGACGCCTATCACAATCGCAATAGCGTCAATCAGATCATTATTAAAAACATTGGTCCATTCAGGCGGCCAAAGAAAGAAATCATCACAAAGTAACAAAAAGCTTCCTGATAAAAAAATCATTAGCCCAATAATTAAATGCAGAGGATTTTGTTTTATATTTTCCCATAGTTTTGCTATCTCATTCATTAACCTTCACTTGCCTTTTCATCACTTCCTGCCATCACTTCATCTTGTGCTGACCATACTTTTGTTTGAAAGTCTTGTAAATCCTTCCGTACAGTAACTTTGTTTGCATCATATAAATCCCGATCAGTAATAATCATATTAATGTTGTCACTACCACCTGAAGCATTAGCTTCATAAATATTAGCGTTAAAAGTTGCTACTTGCTTATCATCTACCATTGAACGACCTGAAATTGCGATTGATTTACTTGTTTTTAACATCTTTATTCTCCTTTTCTGCCTTTAATTGATTTACTTCTTGATTTAGCTCATCAACTTTTGCTTCTAAAACTGCATTGTTATACTCACTAACCGCTAGTTTATTAATTAATTTTTGTGATACTGCATTATTGTTATTCATTTACTTTTTTCTCCTGATCTATAATTTTTAATCTATCATTTTCATATCCTTTACGCTTTGCTTTAATTTCCCAAACAAAGTCAGCATTTGGCTTATCTGATCTAATTACAAAATATGATGGATACATCTCTGAAACCCAAATTCTTGCCTCACTATAACTAGTAAGAAATATATGATATGGAACTCCTGTATTGACTGTTTCAAGAAATAACGGATCCATGTATATGCAAACAGCCCCATTACTGTTAGTCTTTGCCCTTCCTATATCTCCAAAGTAATATTCGGCTGTTTCATATGCGTTAATAGCTCTTAATCCTTGAGATGTTCGAACAGCGGCATTCTTCGATCCTAATACCGCAAGACTTCCAGATATAGTAACTGTAGAGCGATCATTGAGACTGTTAGAGGATCCTAAAGTGATACTTGGAGGAACATTTCTAGATGCATTCCCTGATAATAAGCTTATTCCAGCCGTCCACTCACTGTATGATTGAGCACCTGCATTAATAATCACTGAATTTTCATTATTTATGCTAGTAAGACCATCAGATCCAAAAATATAGCTTCCTCCTTCAACTGCTGAACCACTCTGTCCACTATTACTAGTCTTAATTTTCGTTTTATCATTATGCAGTACAAACCCACTAGTACCATTAATATCTAATCCACCATAGTTATATCCTAAGGCAAACATTTTGGGTAAAGATTGAATATATCCATATGTAGCTGTGGAGTTATTATTCCAGCTTTGACGTGAGGTAAACTCAAGTTTCCCATTTCTCATAAAAACGCCCTCATTATACTGATTTAAAGCCGTTAACGTTCCATCAGTTAAATTAAAACTACTATTTTGTCCCTTAATTGTCCCAGTAGTGATGTTGTTTGCATTTAAGTTAATTACATTAATTCTGCCGGCATCGAGTGTACCAGTGTTAATTTTATCAGCTGATATATTAGTTATTGCTGCATCAGGAATGAAGGCTTTACCAGAAAATACGGTTGAGCTTGCATCCATATATATTTTGTCATTCTGGATTAAAGTTGTGCCAGCTGACATATTAATTTGCGAGATAGTATCATTCTTTCTAACTATAAGATTGGTAAACCACCAATTTCCAAAATTAGAAAATGAATCAATTTCTACCCATATTCTGGCTTTAACTGCTTCCTTAGGAATAGTGATAGATCCTGATTTAGTTCGCGCACCTTCATTAGGAGCAAAATTTATAGCGGATTGCCAATTCCAAGTTCCATCTTTTTGCAAATAAGTAAATCCTATATTTAAAGGATTAGTAGATTGATTTTGCCAAGCAAAGACCGAGAAAAAATATTTATCCCCTGCCGCCACTGAGAACATATTTCCGTAAAACGCATTTCTTGTATTAACTCCCCCGTAAAACTTTGTAGGACTACCGGGATCTCCAGACGAACTAAATACGTTTTCCCAACCTTCAGTACTTCCATCAATAAATGTTGGATTTAAACATATGTTAGATAAATCCCCCACGGCATTTACTTTAATACTAATATTATTAGCATTTTGAGTAATTTGACTTTGTAGATTATTGGTTCTATCAGTTATTTCATTCCTAATAGTTCCAGCAGTTTGACTTATCTGGCTCTGTAGATTTCCGTAGTTACTTGAAACAGTTGATTGAAGCCCTTTTATGGTTTGACCTAATTCAGTAACTGCTACTTGCTTAGCTAAATCTTCGGGAGCAGGACACCAAGTAGTAGCAATTGATCCGGATTCTAATTTAAAATTTGCAAAATACAAAGAGCCACCGGGGACTATATCATCAGTTGGCATATGTACTCTCGGATTTTGTTCAAAAATTTCCTGGGTTGTTGTAAAAGTTATCTGATGTCTTTTCCAAATGTTATCTATCTCATCAGATGTTCCTAGAGGAATCCATCCTCTGTTAGCACAATCGTCTGTATAAAAGCTTAGTCTGATTTTTTGTTCACTACTTCCATTATGACGAACTAAAAAACTTAGAGTCCAAGTTCCTTTGGGTAGTGTAAAGTTTTGACCAAAGTAAACAGGAGCATGATTTAAATCTTTGGCATAAACATGAAAAACATTTGTGCTTATTTCACCAGCATTTAATTCGTTTTTATGGCTATCTCCAGAATCAATTTCAAATCCAGTAGCTTCTCCAGCATTACCGGCATTATTAAAGTTACGCAAAGTATATGTATTAGTTAATAAATTCACTCCACCACTATTATTTTCATTAATAATTGGTTGCATCGTTTGCTGTACTTTTTGTATAAAGCCATCTGCGGTTTGTATAAAGCCACTATTCGTTAGTATATTGGTTAATCCATGCCAATTACTATCATTCTTAATTGAATTGATAACTTCATTTTTTGCAGTATTAGTTCTATTGTCAGACTCACCTTTAGTATAGTAAGAACCAAATTGTTGACTATTAATAGTTATGCGTGCAGACAAACTTTCTAGATCGTGTTCAGTATCTTCAACAGCCGGAGTCCAGTCAGTTGAAGCATTTCCCACTTCTAACTTTAGTTTTCCAAACTTTAGATATGTTCCACTTTTCAAGTCAATCGAATTTGGCAAACTAAAAATATCAAATAAGCGAACTCTATTGCCTTTTTTATTTTGTGGCCAAGTATAAGAACCTACAATTTTATAGCTGTTATTGCCTATCCTTTGAATATATGCTTTTTGCACATCATGCCCATCGTCCATAGTTAGCCATGTTAAAAATGTACCATTTAAACTTTTTATGATAGCATCTGTTTCGATCCAAATGGTTTGAGTATATTCTTCTCCTGGACTTAATACATGCCAAAATCCTGCACCTTGGGGTAAAATTTCGCCTCCATCACCACTAATTAACGGTAAAGAGATATAAGCAAAATTATCTTTCCAAACGGTATTAGGAATTCCAAATCCCATTACGTATTCTTTGTCAGTCCCACCAACTAAATTTCTACCTCCAATTCTTAGATTATTCAATTTATCCGTTACGCTATTGATATTAAACTGCAATCCATTAGCCGTAGCTTGCAAATCAGTAGTTTTAGCATATCCATTCAGATCACTAGCAATCAACTTAGCATTTAATGCTTGATTAGTTTGATTAACAAAAGTTGCATAAGTAGAATTATCAACTTTACCAGATAGACTAGTTTCCAATTTCTTCGCATCTACTTTGATCTGGGCAATATCACCTTGGGCATTGCCTAACGTTGATTGAAGGCCTTGAACTGTGGCTTTTGTCTGGTTTACATCCCCATTGAGATTAGCTAGATCAACAGTTACACCATGAACATCAGAAGTAATCTTAGAGATATCTTTTCCTTGTTGAATAGCCTGATTTTGCAGTCCAGTAACAATATTTTTCTGTTCATTTACTTTTTTAATAGCATCAGAAACTTGGTTAGTTACATCGGTTACTTTAGGAATAACAACGGTATTGACTGTAGTACTTAGACCATCAAGTGAACCTTTTTGATTGTTAATACTTTCATTAAGTTCAGCAATATCTTTATCCGCTTTAGCAAGATTATCTGCTATTTCTTTCTTAGCATCTTTCAAGCCATCTTGTGCTTCTTGAACTTGTTTCTTAATCTCGTCAGGAGTTAAATCCCTCCTAATCCATTTTCTAGTCCCATCTTCTTGTTCAGTAAACACCCACAATTCTGTTGAATTACCATTTTGCTTGAACCAAACATCGTTAGGTTTAGCATTCGTAGGTGGTTCAGTTACACTAGGCGGAAAAATCACTGTTCCATCTGGTGCTTTACGACCTTGAAGTTCTCTAATAGTTTGAGAGAAAGTTCCCTCCCAAGCTATTACAGAGTCTGTGGAAGAAGTTTGATCTGCCTTAGAAGTTGCTGAAAGTCCTCCATTAAAATCAAGTGTGTAGCTATTGTTGGGAACAATAAACTTATTGCCTTGCTTGTCTTGTAGTTTTAACCAATCTCCCGCTTCAATTGCAGGATTTCCAAACCAATTCAAACTAAATGGATAGAAATTAACATCTTTAATCTGCTCCCAAATATTAGTCAGCCTATCAGGCGTCATAATATTGTTTTCAAGCTTAATTTGAGATCCATTCGTATCTCCAACTTGATAATTCTTAGTTTCATCAGTATCTTCACCATCCCTAGTTTTAGTGGTAATTGTCGTTTGACACTGAATACCGCTAATTCTATATGGAGCTTCATTTTTAGTTAAACCAGCTTGTTCATACTGACTGGGATCTAACTCATAATTAGGCTCTGCGATAGTTCTAATCGTAAATAAACCTTTACGATCGAACGTAGCATACCCGGCATATAGTTGTGCAATCCAACCTAAAGCCTTTCTATATGTTTGACCAGTGATAGGTCTAGGTAAGTCAGCTTGATGTGGAAGTCTAGCCAGATCATCCACATTAGCCTTGACTCCTGATTGTTCACAGATTTCAGCAATTACATCTAAAACTTTTGCTGGATAAGCCAGCTTAGATTTATAGGATCCTTCTAACCCGCAAAATCTATCACTTGCACTAATGGAAGTAAGATTGTTATTGCGATCCATCTTGATTTCACTAGAGATAATAAAAACGCCCAACGGCTCATATACATAGCCACTAGACGTCTTAATCCCGATACTTGGTAAAACTTCCATACCAAGTTTTAGATTCTCTATTAAATGTGAAAATTCAATTTGAACACTATTTGAGTATGTTGAGCCAATGGCAAACGTGTCACCAGTATAAGCTCCTGAATCATATTTCAAACTGTTGATATCGGTAGCGGTATAAGTTTTCCCATTAACTGCCACTTTAATATCTAACGTTCGTTGTGATGCTCGCCAAGCATCCCTAACTTCTTTCGTTTGTGTTAGCAATATTTCTCACCTCCTACTGTTCTATCAAATCAAAGGATAAGCCTTTCCAAACAGGGACCGAATCTACAAAGGAATAAACAGGTGTTGTTCGATCTCCCACATAGAATGTTCCTGACCGCATATTTCCATCTTGTGGATCTAAGTAATCTACTATAAAAAATTCACTTTTAACTGCTCCTAAAATCTTTGCACATTCCGGAACCGTGAGTGCACCAAATGCCAATGTAATTTTTCTTTTAGTAGCTACTCGATCTCGGTGCAATAATCCTTGCGCATCACGCGTTGCTTTTGCGTCAATATCTTGAATTGTTACCTGCATAGTTTGCGGGGCAGGATTAACCACTGTCCCAGAAATTTTTAAAGAATACAATCACTCATTTCCTCCTTCTAAAGATTTAACATGTTTCTACCATTCTTTTGATTGATAGTATTAATACCTTTAATAGCGTGTTCGCCAAATGACTCATCACCAATCTTGACAGATAAGTGTAAATCAATAGGTTTTCCGTTATTACTATTAAAGTTTTGCATTTGAATTGCTTGAACTATAGCATTTACTAATTCTGTACTCATCTCTTTGAATCCTCCACGCTGAACTGACGTAGAGTCATTAGATTGAGTATCAGAATAAATTGAACTATCAATAGCAGTTCGTCTGCTTAAGGAAGATGGCATTTGCAAGCCACCACCAAAATTCTGATTCATAAATGCAATAGCTTCATTAATTCTTCGCATACCTAACTCACGATTAGTTAAAGGAACAACCATTTCTGGCTTGTCGTTTTCGCTAATCTCATAGAAACCGTGTTTAGCAATTAAGCCACCGTCTTCATAGCCATGTCCGTGACCGATAACAGCAAGCATGTCTGAACCGTAGCGATGCTTAGCATAGTTAATTGCTGCAAGCATGTTGTCGTAACCATTAAAGATATTACCGTGACCAGGGAATTTATAAGCGTTAAAAGTTGCAGAGATAGTTTGCAACAATCCTTTTGCCAAGTCTCCTGTTAAGGTGTTGATATCCGTATAACCGCCTTGTACAGCATGTTCATTACCACCAGACTCAGTTTGGATTTGACGAACCCATGCATTTACATATGCTGGTGTTGCAGGTAGACCATTCTTGCGCAATGCTTTCTTAACAGCACTACGCCAACCTTCCGCACCCAGCCCTGTTTGATGAGTTGCACCACCAAATTGATTGATAACTTTCTTAGCCCAATTCATCATGCCTTTCTTTTCTTGATGAACAGCGCCTTTAGCAAACTTTAATGAAGCGTCGCCTAAACTCCAATCATAGGTGACAAATTTATCAATAATGTAGTTAACTAATCGTTCTGGATGAGCTATATCATCAGTAACTTTTTCAAGTTCTTCCATTACACCATCAACAAAATTGCCAACCCCATCAAATATATTCCCAAAATTTAGGTTTCCAAGAGCGCTACTAATTCCGCTAAAGATACCACTAAAATCGAAATTAAAGTTACCTATACCACCAGCATATTTAGGAACCATACCTGCTAATTCATTAGCCGTATCAGTTGCAGTTTTAACTTTTGTGCCAGCTGGCAAGTAAGTTAACAAATTACGTTCAGCTGGGAATAAACCTTGTTCTCCGTTAGGTAATTCATAACTTTCCCGATAAGTGTCTCCGGCTTGATCATTAACCAAGGCTAGTCCACCTGGGTGGCTATTCGTCCCATTCGCATAAGAATTCCAATCAAAGAATCCCCAGCCAATTGACCCACCACCAAGTTTACCAAGTACCCAGTTAATACCTTTTCTAACTTGATCAGTAGCATTTTGCACCGGTTTAACAATTGCATTAACCACTTTTCGAACGGCTCGACTAATGTTGTGCAGTCCATCAGTAATTCCATTCCCAATTGTGCTCCCAAGAGTGCCAGCCCATGAACCAAGTTTTCTTGAAGTATCATGTCTAAAGCTTGAAACCCAGCTTCCTAGACGTTCACCAGCATTTTTAGCAGAGTTATAAGCTCCACCTATTCCGTCATTAACATGACCGCCTAGACCACTGGCCCAACTAGAAACACTTTGGTTGGCTCCTCCAAAGAAACTTCTTGTCCATTGAGAAATTTTATTACCGGCATTAGTGGCTCCAGAGCGAGATGATTCAGAGCCATTATTAATGTGTTCTCCTAGTCTTTCGGCCCATGATCTTACTAGTCCACTGGCTGATTCTCTAAAGTCGGTAGTCCAATTTTTAATTTTAGTTCCAGCATTCTTAGCCATGGCTTGACCATTTTCAACGCTATTATTTACATTAGAACCAATTTGAGAAGACCAATCATGAACTTTCTTTTTAGCATCACTAATAAAGCTAGTAGACCATTCTTTTACTTTATCTCCAGCTTGTTTAGCTAGTTTCTTACCTTTGTCTACATCTTTATGAATGTTAGAACCGATATTTTGTGCCCAAGATTTAATATCTTTCTTTGCACCAGAAATAAAATTAGTGGACCATTTATGGATATTAGAGCTAGCAGTTTGAACATCTTTTTTACCTTTAGAAATATTGTTATTAATATCTCTACCAACGGATTTAGCCCAAGAAGTAAAGTTATCTAAGATTTCATGGGCCTTAAAGCCTATGGCTTCAACCCAGTCTTTAGGTTTCTTACCTTTACCATACTTAGACCAACCATCACCAAATTTAGAGGCACCAACACCGCCCCATTTACCAATTAATGAGCCAATCTGTTGTCCTACGGCTGCCCCTAGTGGGCCACCGAACCAGAGTCCAATGGCACCACCAACTGCACCACCAATTCCAGAACCAAAATCTGCAAATTTTTCTTCTTTGTTATTAGCTTTGATTCCTTTGTAGATATCAATTCCTGAAGTTACAGCAATCATAGCACCAGATAAGCCAGTACCAAGTTTTTGCCCCAGCTTCATTGGTTCGCCAGATTGTATTGAAGAGCGAGCAGATTTAAGAAAATCGGTCTTGGCAAGATTACTATCCTGCCAGCCTTTATTTACTTCACCCCAAAGATCTTTGATGCGGTTATAGCCACCCTTGATATTTTCAAAACTTAATTTTGCAAGTTCTTTAATATTAGTTATTGGGTGCTTTGCAAATTCAATTGCTACTCCTAATAAATCATCAGCATACTTTGCAGCAGCTTTCAATTTATCAAATTTGAGCATTGCAAGGATCTTCAGAGTATCAGTAAAGCTTTGAATTCCAGCAATAGTAGCTTTAGCAACCTTAATACCTAAAAGCGTAAGCAACGTTGCAGTCATGATCTTAACGGCCGTTTGATGATGATCTATCCAATCAGATAAGCCCTCAAGTGCTTTAGTTAGAAGTTTTAAAGCCTCTACAATTGCAAAACCAGCTATTTTAGCCAATGGTTTAATAAAACTATCGAAGAACCATTCTAGAACGGGTTCTGCCGCTTTGATTACACTATGTACGACTTTAAGAGCAGCAGCTAAGGCATTTAAGAACTCAGGGATTACCTTAGTAATTGTAAAACGTGCGAGTGGAAGCAAGACATTCTTGTATGCCCACGATAATCCATCCCAAACATCTTTGGTTACTGGTCGAATAGCTTTTAGCAGATTATCAATTGACTGAAGCAATGGGGTAAAATCAAGCTTCTTAGCCCAGTTTGCAGTATACGTTGCCATATCACCAAGTGATCCAAGCATGTCATCTACCATACCGAGCAAAGTTTTAAAGATAGAAGTTCCAACATTTCCATGTTGCCACGCTTTATCAAATTGACCAGCTAAATTGCCAATAGTGTTTCCCACACCAGTTACTATTTGAATAATATGACTCCAAATTGAAACGCCTAAGTTGGAGTGTTTCCATGCTTCATCAATTGATGTAACTATATGCTTGTAAGTATCAAGTATATTATTCAGTGCATTTAGCCAAGCTTGCCATAGTCTAGTTCCGGCATTACCATGTTGCCATGCCTCATCAAAGGATTTAGCAATATCGCCAACAAACCCAACTAACTTAGTAGCTAAATCAAGCAAATTAGCAAAAATTCTCTTGCCTAGATCACCAGTATTCCATGCATCACGAAACGCTTGAGCTATATGATGGATAGTTTCAAGAACATTATTGAGAGAATTGAAGATAGTCTGAATAAACTTGGTCCCTCGACCACTCTCTTCCCATGCTTCTGCAAAAGCTCGTGAAATGTCGCCAATGACGTTCAGCATATCGGCTAAAAGTTGAAGTAGATTTTCTATTACTTTTTGTCCTGTTCCATTGTCCCAAACATGTAAGAAAGAATTACCTACATCCCCTAATAAGCGCCTAATTTCAGTCCATGAATACTTAGCTGCATCAACAACAGCTTGGCCTTTTTCATCCCAAGCTTTTTTCATTGGATCAAAGATTTCGCCTAAAACCTTTTTAACTTTATTAGCAGCATCAATAGCATTTTGGGATGCAACTAATGGAACATTCCAATCAAGCCCCTGATTTCCACCTGTCTCACCATCATCTATTCCGGGATCATCAAAAATAGGTGTATCCTGCTTTTGCTGTGGAGTAAATTTTTCTAGTGGTTGAGCTTCAAAACTACCATTATCGTTATTGTTTTTGCTGTTATCTAAAACGTTCAGCTCATCAAAGCCCATGAGTGATGCTTGAAGGTCTTCATTAGCTTTCTTTGTATCTTCAAAAGCTTTTTTAGCTTGTTCGTTAGATGCTTTTATTCTTTCATTTTCTGCTGCAACGGCTGCCGCTCCTTGACGATTAGCTTGAGCAATTTGCTGATTAGCACGTTGAACTGCTTTAGCTTGTTCTTGCTGTTGTTTTTTAACAGCTTCATTAGCTTTACTTGCAGCCTTTGAAGTATCATTCATTGCCTGTACTTGATCGTACAAACCATGAGCACCACTTCTAGCACTAGACAAGCTCATTCCTGTTAACGCAGAAGTAAATTGAGCAATCCATGCAGTTGCTTTTTGCAATGAACTCATAAAAGCATTTATAGCAGGTAAAACATAACTATAAATTGGATAAAAAGCAGTCAACAAGTTAACCTTAATTGCGTTAAAACTACTTGCAAATTGTCGATTAGTCATTAATGCTGCACCCATACCTTGGGCAAGCATCATAATTCCTTGATAGAGCAGAGTAAACACAATTAATTGACTGGCTAACATTCGAATTGCCATTCGAACGCCCCTTAGTCGTTCACTTAAAACTGAAACGCCTGATCCAGCTTTCCGTATAGAAGAATTCCCACTATTACCAAATCGTCTAAGAGATGAATTAACATTAGAAATAGTATTTTTTAGCCTGCTAAACTTAGAACCAAGATTTGAGACATTTCTGTTTTCTTCAGCTAATTCAGTATTAATTCGTGAAGAACTATTTCTTAACTCATCTCCACGTGCACTGACGTATGTATATGCCTTTGCTAACTCATTACTTCTAGCAACTAATCTTCTGTACTCAGCTTCAGCATTCTTAATCTCTTTATTAGTGCCCGAGGATCGGCCAAGAGTCGCATCATTATCCCTCATTTCAGCAATAGAACGTCTAATTCGTTCAATCTTGCCTTCCGTTTGATCCATTTCACGCTCAATGCGTCTTAATGAGTTAGGAACAGTATCAAGCTCCTGCGACATTTCCTGTGCAAGAGCCTTAGCTTGAGTCTGATACCGTTCCATCTTAATTTGAGCGTCAGCAATTTGATCATCTAATCTCATTGCTTTAACTTTACTACCCTGCTTGCTCATATCCAGATTGTCTCGATTAGCTGTTAAAGTAGCAATTCTCCGTTGCATTGATCGAGCCTGTTCCATCTTCTCGTTGATGTGAGTTACTAAGCTATCAACTTCTTTTTTAGCTCTGGATGCTTCAGCTTGTATTTCATCATCAATACCTAAATCAACAGGACGCTTTGGCATATAACTCTGAATTCGTTTTTCTTGATAGTTATCAAAGCTTGAGTAGTCATTCTGTGAAGTGGACTTTAATGGTTCTTTTACTTGCGTTTGTGATTTGGGTCTAGAAATATCTTTTATTACATCATGAGCTGTACTAGTTTGTTGTGCAATTCGTTGTTGCATATTAGAAGCTTCTTGCAAGCGAGCTGTTAAACTATCCAGGCTCTTTTCTGACTGATTAACAGCTTCTTTAGAGCTTTCGGCTTGTTCTTTATTTCCTTGAACAATCTTATCTGTTACCTCATTTTGAGTATTAAGAGTCTGCTCAAGTAATTTTTGTTTAGCTTCTTCCGCTTCACTACGTTGATGAATCTCTTCTTTAACATTTTCATTAGCTCTTGAAGTACTCTCATTCATTGATTGCTGAAATTTATCTAAATTATTTTGCATCTTATATTGCATATCACCTGTTTTTTGCACAATAAGATTAGTTAATTCATCAATCTTTTGAATGACATCCCCATAATTTGCTCTAAATCTTAACTCAAGTTCTTCTAGATCCATTAATTTCCACCTCCTTTATCTTTATTAAATTGTTTGATTTTCTGGGCTTGCTGCATAAAAATAATCTGATCTTTTTTCCAATTGGGTTCTTCCTCAGACCTCTCATTTGTTTGATCCAAATTATCTTTCACAAATGGATAAGCTTCTTCAACTTTGGGCATTTTTGCTGGATCGTTAAAAGCAAAAGCCATCATTTCACTTAGGCGATGATCCATATAAGCTTTAGCTCGTAAATCTTCCAATCGACGTTTTTCATTTGCTGAAATTTGGGTCATAATTTCACCGAAATCCATATCCCAAAAATGGTCAGCCTCTATACCTGATTCCACTGCGATTGGATACAGATGTCTAAATAGATCAGATACTGTCTCGAAATGATTTGCATCTACATCAATTCGCTTTCTGCTTCCACTGGATCTAGAGTTACTTCGTCCGATTCCATATTGGTCTTTGTAGCCTTCTTCTTTTTCTTGCCGAAAAAACCAGATTCATCAAATAATTCCATTAATTCATTGAACAAATCCATAGTGGTATGACCATCGTCTAAATACTTTTCAAAGGCTTCAATAACTCGTTTATCTGTTACACCGTGATTTTGATTAGCTCCTTGTAATACGATAAGAATTTCATTTACAGGAGGTAATTTATTTCCGCCTTGTGAATCCATAAAAAGTGAAAGCATTGATTTACCTAGACGACGTTCAATTTTAAAAATCTCACGGCCACCTAGTTTTAAATTAAGTTCAAGATCACCTAGCTGTACTGTTTTAGTTGCTTTCTTAATTGTTGTTGCCATAATTTCTCCTATTCATGTTGTATAAAAATAGACGTAGGAATCGAACCCACGCCTATCACTTTCTATTACTTACCAATTTAATGAGCTGCTCCTGCAGCAGCAAATGTAGGTCCATCAGATACAGTAATAGTGATTGTGTAACCTAATGCGCCGTTAACTGATACTGCGCCAAATTTAATGTTGTATGATCCTTTCATCGTAGCTGTCATTCCATCTGGATATGTAACTTTCCATTGGTATTGCTTTCTATCACCAGCCTGCGCCAGAGCTTTTGCAAAACTAGCACCCTTATATACTGCTTGGAATTGAACGTTAGAAGCATTTTGAATACCTTCAATTTGCTTACGTCTATCATCTGCCAAAGTAGTTACATCGATTTTTTCAGTGTCTCCACCCAATTCAGGGATGGTTTTAATATCAGCAATTTCATCCCAAGATGATCCATCTACTGATCTTTCGAGTGTTGTTCCTGTTCCTGCAAGACCTTCTGAGCTATCAACTGCAAAACGTTGAAGGTCTAATGTTAATAAATCACTATAAAATTTTACGTTGTTCATTTTTATCCTTTCTGATATACACGATGGCTAGTATTATCTACAATTCCTGCGAAAACTATTACCACACGTGATACTCCATTTAAATCTTGGTCACCAACACTATTAGAAAAGCCCATTGCTGAAAATCTAGCAATGAGCTTTGCTTTTATATTAGTTAATGATCCATGGTCATTATATAAATCAATTGTTATCTTCCATTCAGTGTCTGTCTCTTCTTGTTGTGCATTACGTATATAAGAAGATTGACTAGTTGAATAAATAGCTGCTGGGAATGTTGTAAATTTATCTGGATAAGATGGTGAAACTAGTTTTAATTCCGGCATAGACTTTAAAGTCTTAAACACTAGTGCTTTAACATTATAGATTTCCATTTAACCACCCAATTTATCATGAAGTTCTTGGTCAATTGATCTTTTTATAATCTCTGGTGCTTCCTTAGCCATTTTATTAGCAGCAGGAGTCATAAATTGCCTTGCTGGCTGTCCAGTAGTTCTATAAAAATATTTTCCATTGATCTTAATCTTAGGAATGCCATATATTTTTGTGAGATCAAGATCAACTGAATCAACTGGGAAGAACCATGGCGTCTGTCTATAAATAATAGCAACATTCTTAGGAAGTTGCTTATGTGACCGTTCACCAACTAACCCAGTCCCAAATTCACGAAATACAGCAACCATAGAAGAGTTCCACCAACGACCAATAACTTCATCTCCATCAACCTTCACTTCATGTTTAAAGCTTCGAGTAAGTTCGCCGGTGGAGTATTTAATACTGGATTGCAACTCATCAACTGCATAGGCTTCCGCCTGCTCAATTGCATTTTCTTGAGCATTAGCTGTTGCTTTTGCCATTATATCCGGTAATTTCTTTAGCTTTGCTCTTAATTCATTGACTCCTTTAAGTTCAACTTCAATCATTTTGTTCATCCCTCTTTATACGTTCTAAAGTAACGTTTTTATGAGTAGAAAACTCCTGAATAGCCGTAATCTTGTAATCAGGATCACTAGAACTGGAAACCTTTAGACAAACGCCAAAACCTTCACCATGTCCCTCTGCAAGTAAATCACCTTGATACTTACATGTTTTGATGTACTTGATATCTTTCCCATAAAGTTGAGCATTGACCGTACCACCAGCTGATTGAACATTCATTCTAATTGGTTGTGGATCACCCCAGCCACAAATACTATAACCTTCATCATCTTGAGTATTCATTGGTTCTCTAAGATAAACAGTTATAAGATCACTGTCTTTTAATCTCATAGCTTTTTCACCTTAGCAATTCGATAACTATTTAATCCTTGTCGAATATCTTTTGGAATGCCAGTCTCAAGATAGTTAGTTATACCGCCTTCGGAACGTTGTGTTTCGCCTTCAATGCCTAACCGATTGTAATTAATAACTGCTAGTTTTTTAACGTAAATATCCATACTACCAACTAATTTCTTTTGACCAGTGTAATCTAGTACCTGTGCTATCGATTCTTTAACTAGTTCAGTTAGTAAGGCATTATTAACATTTTCTAATCGAGTACTTAAAGCTGAAACTATTTCCGTTAGTTGATCCACATTAAGCACCTCCCTTAATTAAAGAACCTTAGCTTGGAAAACATCATCCGCACTAGCAAATGATGGAAGCATGGTTGCGGACGCTAAAATCCATGTTCCAATTGGATCTTCACTAGTTTCATAAATCTTGGCCATAATATTGCCAACATTAGATACTTGAGCATTGCTTGAAATTAAGCGATTTTCTTCTGGAGTTGGACCATAGATCTTTTGTCCAGGTACTTCATCATTGAAAAGAACGATGCGATCCTCTGGGAAGTAAGAGTTAGTTGTTAAATTGCCCCTTGAATCTTCATCTCGATACTTACCATCATAAGCACGAATAATTGGTAACCCTTGGGCTGTCATCCATTGATCTAAATCAGCTTGGCCAACAACACGTCCAGTATCTTTACCAAAGATAGCTTCTTTAATTTCAGTACTACGCATTAATATACGTAAAACTTTCTTAGAAGTTAAAGCTCGGGTTGGTGTAACATCTAGTGAATCTGACCAATCTTGCAAGTTATCAATAATAGAAGCATCACTCTTATCCCACGTCTTGGTACCTGATAATGTCTCTTGATGTTTCTTTGGCACGCCATAATCAATAGCAATGCCATTTTTCTTATCAGTAATTTTACCAGTAGCAAACATTTCCATAGTCATTTTTTCGCCACGTGCCTTAACTGCTTGAACCATAGCGTCAATATCATCAAAAACATACTGTTTTAAGTAGTTTTCTTCTGCAGTATTACGTGGTGATTGCAATTTGATTAGCATTTCTTCAGTAATTTGCATTTTGCGCTTCACGTATGCCAATTCAGCAGTCATCTTACTTGCTTCACGAGTGCCAATTTCAGCTTCAGCATCAAAAGCTGAAACACTTGCGATTGTTGGTACACGACTACCAGCTTTCAAAATATCAACTTCAAGTGTTGGTACTTTGACCGCTGGGAATAAAGTATCACCTAACATTTCTGGATATTGACGATTGCGGGTATAGTCAAGCACCGTATTTTGACTAAACATATCAAGAATAGGTGTTGCAAATCGTTGTAAATCTAATTGTAGTTTTTGATTTTTCATTAATTATATTCTCCCTTCTATTAGTCCTTTAGGGTACTAACAGATGCAACTCCCGTTGTATCCAAATCTTTAAAGTGAATTGCTGACATTGCCTTAATAGCCTCTGCTGTTGGAGTTGGATTCAATCTTTGACTTAACACCCAACCATCACGCATAACAGCAACCATTTGATTAGATCCATCTTCTGACACGTACACATCATTTACAGTGATTCCGACAGCTTTTGCATCATTAGTTGGATATACCGTTCCCGCTGGTACATATTTACGTCCTAAGTCATCTGTTTGGACGTTGTAATTATCTTTATTAATTGTTTCTGGGAAAGCAGTGAACTTTTCAGAAGCTAAAAAGTTTAGCTGCTTGCCATTTTGAAATTGTGTATACATATCTATTCCTTTCTAATTCCAAAAATCATTTTTTACCTTTTGAGTTTCATTAGCTCTTTCAGCAAACATTTCTCCAGTAGACTTTTTAGTTTGAGTATCACCTAAGCTCTTTGGAGGTCTTGCACTTTGAGCTAGTCGAGTTTCAACTGCGTCATGAACAGCATTTCGAAAAACATCACTAACCTTTTGATAAGTATTGGTCATCTTATCCTCATCAGCTAGCACATCGTCAAAAACATCCACTAGTTCTGCCGGCAAACCATCTGTAATTAATTGTGTGGCTAATTTACTCTTATTTTCACGCTTAGTTACTTCGGCTTCACGATCAGTTAAAGCTTTTTCACGTTGCTTTAAATCATATTCTTGTCGTTCTTCTGGGGACATTTCCTTTAAATCTTTGGCTTTTTGTGCCTTATCGTTTTGTTCTTTTTCCCAATTAGAGCGAGCCGTATCTAAAGCCTTAGCTAATTTTTTATCTACAAAAGAATCCAGTTCTGATTGAGAACTAAATGTTTTAAAAGGCTGTTCATCTGTTGAACTATCATCTTTTACATTATCTTGCGCATTATTACTGTCATCACCTCCCTCACCTTGTCCTTCATCAGCAAATCGTTGTAAATCAAGTTTTAATAAACCTTCATAAAATTTATTTTCCATAATTATTCCTTTCTACCCATGAACATTTGCAAATTAACTGCATGAAAAAAGCCACCCCATATTTCTACACGGTGACTTCAAGATATGCAGTAACAAATCCACATACGTATATTTAGTTTTCAATGCAGTTTTATGACTTGCTTAGGTCTACGAATTACTTTTTTACCGGTTTATTATTAGCACTTCTAGCATTACCCAGATAAATTACAGGAACAGTCCGACAAAAGGGATGCAATGGTGGAACATTCTTACCAAATACTGCATCTTTAACATTATAAATATTCCCATTTATTGATCTACATATCTTACTAGTACGACTATCAATGACTGCTAGCAATTGGTATTGTTTAACTCCACGTTTACGCCAATTATCTAGCTTAATTTTAGAATAAAAGAAATTAGCTTCAGTCCTAATCAAGCGACTGGCATAAAACTTACCAACATTAAATTCTTGTTCAATTCGCTTAATCATTTCACGTTCAGGGAGATTACTCAGTTCTTTAACCGTAAACAATTCCTGCAGTCGTTCAGCTAATTTATCAGTATTTCCCCAGATACGCGCTGAAAAGTTCTTTCCTTTCCAGCGAGTTTCTAATGATTTTTCAACATAGCGATTAGGTATTTCAGTGATTTTACTCTTTGGAACATCCTTATCCATCGGAACAGTAGCCACTTCTTTACCAGTATCAGGATTTTTAATGACTATTTTATCCTGTTTAACTTCTACAGAGTGAGGAGAGTGTAATGTGTAATCCTTAGTGGTGTCATAAACAGCACTTTGTTTTTCTGCCTCTGACCAAGCACGTTTCATTATGTCAGTATGCAATTTAACATTTTGATCTAATTCAGTTGCACCAGCTGACTTTGCAGCAATGTATGCTTTAAGTTGCATTTCTTCAAGTCGTGTAATTCTACTCTTAGCTGCAAGTCTACTTAAGTAATTATCAACTGCTTGCCTACTTTCCTTGTCCGTGATACTAGACGATAAAGCTTTAAGAGTAACCAATTCAGAAGGCGAAATGTGCGATGACATGATAGTTGCAACTTCATCTTTTGAAATATCTGCATAAAAATAGCGACGATAGATTTTTTGAACCTCGTCGCTTAAATATGATTGTGCTTTTTGATATGCATTATTAATTATTTTTAACCTTTCGGTTGCTTCATCTTGATTTCTCTGCTCATCTTGCAAATCACGTAACTGCCAATACGTAAATTTCTTCTTATTAACTTTCATAGACCATCAACACCAACAAATGTATTGCCCGTATTGGTCAATTAATTGGTTAACTGTATTTTCAAATGCATTTAATAGCGTCTTATTTTCAATACTTTTAGGATCTGAAAATGTAGCAATTAATACGCCATCCTTATCAGTTGCAGTTACTTTCGTACAATTATTTACAGTATGAGTAATAAGCGTAGAAAATGAAGCACAAACAATATCAGATCCTTTAACACTATACTGCGCGTGTCCGGTGGCTCTGATTATGGTTTGATCCGGCTTCTTTATCATTCTCACTCGAATCATCTTGCTTATCCTCCAATTCTAAACGATCTGGATCTTGCCCACGTAATGCTTCTTGATTCTTTTTAATTGTTTCAGCATCTTGTTGATTCATTTCATCAATGACATCTTGAGGATTATCAACATCAGGAAGCCAACTATAAGTATATTTTCTAGGAATTATTCCATCCGCATTTTTAACGTTATTAACTACATCAGATAAATTAGAAGGAATATTAGCTACAAGTGAGATCTTACATCCACTAGCATCATCATTAGCACCCTTGATGTTTACAATAGTTTGGATTAGTTTCAATCTTCGACGTAAGCCATCAAAAAAGTATCGCTGTTTAATTGATAACAAGTTTTCTAAACCAAACAACTTAAATTTCATTGCTTCACCAGAAACATTGCCCATGAACTTCTCATCATTCATATTTGGCACATATGAAATCTTGTGGATGTCATTTTCAATAGATTGACTAAGTAAGTTGACTTGAGTTTCGTCAAAACTCTTGGTTAACCATTCGATATCCGCTCCCTCTTCACGAGGAGGAGCTTCGATTGCGCCACGTTTTAATCGTTGAATATCATCCTTGTCATCCCCTAGGCCAAATCCGAATGTAACCAGCAATGCATCAACAAACGCTTCTTTGTCAGAAATTCGGTCTGTTTGTAGTAGGTTGTAAGCATCAATCAAAGAGATAAGCTGTTCAAAATCTCCCTGTCTTTCTTCGTTGTTTCTGAATTCAATTATTGGAACTGCACCAAATAAATTCTCTCCATCATAAACAATTGGATCATTTGCTGAAACTTCCATAGTTGTTTTTGTGCGATATTCAACAATTCGCTGAGGCATGTAAACAGTAATGCTATAACCATTAGTATTACCCTCTAAGTCCTTCTTTTCTTGTGTAAATACAGCAAATAAAGGATCATGCTCAACTGTATCATCACAAACCACAACAGTTGCCCGTGGGTCAATTACTTCAATTTTTAATTCAGTATTTGGAGTAAGTTTCTCGTTCCCTAGTTCATCTCTAACAGATATTGGATCAGTTTTTTTAAGGTAAAGCAACTCATATCCATACCCAAATACCGACAGATCTTTCTCTAGTTCAATATCGTGTTTATGGATATCAATTTGATTAAAAACTTCTAGAATATCATCAATATTCTTCCCCTTTTCAGCAACATATTTCACGGGGTTACCAGTCATAAAGCCCACGTTCATATCAGTAATGTATTTAGCATGATTAACCATCACATTAGCTGCTTCAACGGTAGCATTATCAAACTCATGCTTTTCAATTTCTTGCTTACCATTATAATAATCAGACAGTTTGTCTAACCTTTTTTTGCGATTTTGCAATTCTCTAATCGCATAGTTAATTGCTTCAATATTGGGTTCATTCACATCGTCAAGTAAATCTTTATCAATTACAACTGCCACATTTACACCTTCCTTCTATAAGCCACGTACTCTAGGTCGTACAGTAACTTTTGCAGTAACTTTCTTGTAAATAATTGTGTATACGAAATATCTCATTGCATCACAAGCATGGTCATGCTGTTTAACAGGTTTATCTTCACCATGTTCTGCTGCTTTATCATCCCAAACATAACTAGCTAATTCCTTAAACAGATTAGGACAGTTCATGCTAAACTTTATTTTTCCTTCATTCATTGCAGTTTGAGTAACTCTAATGCCATCTAATACATCGTTTTTAGCCTTTCGAACTTTAAAACCATTCTGTCTTAAAGTTGTACTAAATGAAGCAGCAGATGGATCGATAATCATCTCTGCTCGAATATCTCCAAGAAACTCTTTGAGATCATGGCAATACTCTTCATCTGTCTTTTGACGGGATGTAGTTCTTCCTGAGTAGTAATATTCCTTAACCAAGTACCAAACTCCATGATTGCGTCCCCATAATAGGAACGCAGTAGGGTTTAATGTACCGTAGTCACAAGATACATAATACTTTTCAAAATGATTGGGTAATTCATTAACTACCATTGTGTCTTTATCAAAATTATCATAGATAACTCCTTCCGACATTACCCATAGACCTTGTATATATCTCTGATAAAACACTCCTGAATACATACGCTCGTATCTGTTAATAGTTACACTGTCAAGGGATGGATTATCATGCATCGTGAAGTGGATGCGTAAAGCACGCTTATCTTTCATCTGGTCAATCCAATTTAGTTTAAACCAATGAAACGGGCCAGACGGATTACAGTTGAACCACATTTTAGAGCCTGTCACTGAACAACGAGCTGTTGCTTGATTAACAAATGATTGCGGCATAAGGGCAACTTCATCAAAAAAGAACCCAGCCAAAGTAATACCTTGAACCAGGTCCTGTGATGCTTCATCTTTACCACCAAAGATGAAGTAAAAGTTTGTATGCCCATTTTTGCTGATAGTTATCATATTCTCAGAGCGAGAATCATATACGTTATACCCTTCGCTTTCTAACATACTTCTTAATGGGCGAAGTACATTGCGTCTAAAAGATCCGATCGTCTTTCCCGCCATTCCAAATTGTTGCCCTGAAAAATTAGTCATGGACCACAATATATATGAGAGCGCCATTACTACAGTCTTTCCAGCACGAACTGAACCATCACAAATAATAGCTTCCTGGTTTAGAATTTGAGGATTACTCCACCAGCTTAAGACTTGCAGTTGCTTACGAGAAAACGGAACAAAGTTAAATCTAGTTATCTTCATTATCTTTACTCCAAATCTTATCCATACCATTTTTAAGAGCACGTAACAAGGAAGTAGTACTGTCATCACTAACTTCTGGTTCAGGCAAGCGATCAAGTAAAATCTGCATCGCCTTTTGCCTATCTTCCATTTCAACTACAGGCTCACCCTTATCTATTCGAATACTCTTAATATTTGACGTATCAATATCTTCACTATCTTTCAGAGTAATTAAATGTTCATAGTAATACGCTTGTTCACCTGTCTCTGGATCAATCTTAGGCTCATACCTGAACTTACCTCCAGCATCCTCGTATGGACCATCTTTATCATGAATTTTGTAATAAACCAAGCGCTTTTTCGTTTTAAAAGACAGAACATCGGTAACATCACTAGTCGCCTGCTTTAAATAGCGCAGCAATATGTCATTTGCGGTCGCATATAGATCTTGCGATTGTTGTTTCTTTAGCTCAGCTAAGTAATTTTTAACTCCAACATTTCCCAACAATCTTGGTCCTGCTCGCAATGCAGTTTCATAGTTTCCGCCATAAGCTTTTTGATAAGCCCAGGTCGCATTATATCGTTGCAAATAGTACAGGCAAAAGGCTCTTTGCTTATCAGTAAGTTCATCATTATTTGGTAATTCTGGTGATGGTAATGATGGTGCAACCTTTTCTCGTTTTGTACGCGTACTTTTTTGTTTTGTATGCATACTTTTCCTTTTGGTTGCATTATTACGTTGCCACTTATTTCTAGTCTTCCATGACTTAACAGTACTTAATGCAACTTCATATTTCTTAGCAATATCTTTGTACTTCATTCCTGCTAAGTAATCTGCTTTTGCATCTTCTATTTTGCTCATGACATATCACCACACCACCTTTTTTCAATTTAATGTAAAATAAAAAGCCAGCTTATGCTGACTTTCCTTTTTCATAAAGTTCAATTTTACTTTTATAATATTCTATAAAATCATTATTTAATTTATTACTTGTTTCATTTAACAAATGATTGAATTCTTTTTCTTTTTTAGATACGAATTCATTTGTAGCTTCTTTATAATATTCTTTCCTTAAACTTAGACAATTCCAAAGCTCTTGAGCATCCTTTAACAGTAATGCAGCCCCTTCTAATCTAAGAATAGCTGTTAAATGTTCGTGAACGAGCTTGGTTTTTGCCATTTGTCTATCGTGATCTTCAAAAGTAATATTACCCCAAATTACACCGTCTGGAAGTATATTCTCCTTAGCTCGTCTTTCATCATTTTGATTAGCTGCAGCCTTACAGTATAAATAAGTAACATAATTTATTTCAGCAATATAATCTGGAATTAATTTTCTTAAAGTATATAATGCTTCTAATTTTGGCTCAATTTCAACATTTGCCTTATATGTTTTTCTATTCCAATGGTAACTTATAATAATGCTAATTAAAGATGCAAATGCTGATACAGCTGCAGCTATGCTAGCTACTATTGTCCAATTAATATTGTTTATATTAATCACCTTCAATACTAGATGCTAATAATATATTTATCCATTTAAATATATAAATGACTGAGGAGCTTTTAAATTTCCATCTTCTAGTTCACTCAAATCTAGTTGTTTTTTATAAGGCGTAACTTTAGAAATTTGAATGGCAAATGCTTCATCTAATCCTTCAAAATAATTATAAAAATCTAATTTATCAAGACCAGCATATTGTGCTGTCATATTCCATACGCTCTTAGGAGTATCTGAAATTACTTGCTTTATTTCAAATTCTCCCACAACCTTTCCTATAGGCTTGGTTGCATACACAACTACAGTATCTACATCTTTTCTTTTAAAGATCTTTCGCCTAAATTCAAATTTTTTTGTGCCATTCATGATACTACTTACATACTTAGGCTTAATTGATAATAAAATCTTCATTTATTTCACCATACTTTAAAATCGCATTAAATTGATTGTTGTTTAATTCAGCACATCCCCAATAGTCAAGAACAATATTTAATTTAGTTCTTAATTCACCATTAGTAATACGCTTATTTAAAGGAAAATTATAAAGCATTTTTACTATATAAGGATATCTTTTGGTTTCATAGAAACGTTTAAGTTCTTGTTCTGAAAATATTGTTTCTTTTCCTACATATCTTTTGAAAGACGAAAAATCGGTAAAGTCATTAATATTACGTGTATCTATAACTGTACAAACTGATGTTATAACTGAATTATAGAATGCACTATTAGCCCAATTATCCTTTGTCCTATATATTGCAATGAGATCATTAGGCTTAAAGTTACTCATTTCCTCCATACCACCTAAATAGCACTTAATAATAGAGTTTGAAAACGAAATATCTTTTCTAACAAAATCTTTTTCATTGCATAATTTAGAATCAGGAAATAATTCAGTATGATATTTTGGATAAATTCCCAGTAAAAATTTATTGACTAGCCTTTTTTCATTAATACGGGGGAAATCTTTAAATGTACTATTTTTAACTTTTAAATCCTTATAATAAACCTCTTCATTATTTTTCATTCCCCATTTTTCAAATCCATATTTTTTAAACAAAGTCTTTAATTGAACTTGCTTCGGATAAAAAGTCACATACGTTAAATCAAAATGATACCGAATTAAAGCTTGAACAATAATGTTCATAAATCTTTGACCTAAAGAAGTTTTATGTGCTTCTACCTTGAAAGTACCAACTTTTAATTTATTACACTGAGGAAGACTTGGAGAGATAGTCGTATCTTCATCTCTTTCTTGCTTCAAATATAAAAAAGCTTGAAGCATACCATCAGATTTAAATAACACATAAGCGTCACTATCAGAAAGTGCTTTTCTTTCAAACCAATCATTAAATCCTTCATAATCATCTCTCAATGAATCGAAAAAAGGATCCTCTAAATTTAAATCTTTAAATTTAACTAGTTTTATAGCATCTTTATTTTCCATACGAATCCTCCTAATATTATTCACAATAATTTTATCAATAAAAAAAGAAGGTTACACCCTTCTTCATGAATAATATTAGGAATAGCCAAGATAATTTCTTAGCTTATGGTAACTGATGGGATCGAACCACCGACGACTTAGAACTTCACTCTAACGCTCTACCTACTGAGCTAAGTTGCCATGATGCTCTGTTAGGTACAGAGCTAAACCAGATGCTGTAAATTAAAGGACACACATTGTTCGTACGCTGTGTGTCCTTATGGCAAAGGTAGGACTCGCACCTACGTAACCTTTCGGTGGCGGATTTACAGTCCGCTGTCGTTGCTACTGGACCACTTTGCCAAACTATGTTCTTTTTATTAAGGACATCCTTATAAGGGATGCATGTCCGCACAGCGAACACAGAGCAATAGCCTCAAGTGTTAAATACATAATATAGAGGAATTTCTTAATGCGGTGAATTAATTCAATTAGTTCCCATAGCTCGTACAAGAATTGAACTTGTAACTCCACCGTGAAAGGGTGGCGTCTTGACCATTTGACCAACGAGCCAATAGATTAGCTTTGATGAAACGAACAGAGATTAAAGATAATCAAACAAAGCTAATCAATAGGAGTGGCTGGACTCGAACCAACATAACTCGGGCTCAAACACGATGCCGTACCATTTGGCTACACTCCTGTAATGCTCTGTTAAGGTACAGAGCTAAACCAGACGCTGTAAACTAAACGACAAGTAATATAGTTTTCGTGTATATATATATTACTATTACGAATAAAACATCAAATATACTGTATTTACCAGGTATATTTTTTATATTTTTACGTCCGTTTTCCGCCGGACAATGAGCAGGCAAGGAGTCGAACCTTGCTAGATACGTGAAAGAAGATCGCCTTCTTTCATTCCAAATTGTGTTCCGTTCTACCCACGGCATCTGTTGCGGTCCACTGCGAACAGATAACCAGCTCTTAACTCTACGCTCGCCTCGAAACCGTTGAGGGTCATGGCATGGAGATGTTGTGCCTAGGCGAAAAAACTATTATATATAATAGTCACTAATGACTACCTGCCTAGGCTAATGAGCAATCTGGGGGCGAACCAGATTACTCAATAAAAAAAGTAATTTTTAGGATTAAGAAAAATGAAAAATACTTTTGTTAGGGACACCTAGCCTGCGAAAACAGGCTATAACCGCCAGTCGAATCGGACGACTGCTATCGCCTACCAAGGACGGTCAGTCAATTGTACTTACACAATCAAGATCTTCTATTAATTCTAAAAGGAGTATTTCTTAAGTTCGAAAAACCGCACTCATAGCATCGTCGAGGTGTTGTCGAAAGATCTTACCACCTAATCTTTCGACGATAACAATTTAACATCTAAACAACCTCCCAAGAACATAAATAAAACATACAAAAAACGTAACAATTTTAATTTATCCCACTTTTTTCATAACTCTAAAATCAGGATAATCTTCTAATCCATAAAAATCTGCCCAATGTAACCAACGATTAGCAAACTGAACCTGTGCATCAATTTTCTTTTTATCGACAGAGCTAGTAGATAATGAAGTGTTAGCTGCAACTTCAAAAATTCGCAATTTTTTAATATATGTATCAATTAATATTCTTTTGTATGGCTTATCTTCGGTGTCAGTACAATCCTCCATAGTTCTATACACAGCCGCACAAACAATTCTTGCTGGATCTGCAATATCCATGTCTCTTTGCGTATCCTCAATAAAATTATTTTCAATATTATTTTTATTAGTAGAACCAGGAGCTAATGACAGGTGAGGACTGGTAAGTTGATTACGATGCATACCCGCTAAGTCTAAATATTGCTGAAAATCAACCACCAAAAATCTTTTTACGTTCTTAGCAGTCAATTTTTTATCAGGCATTAGCCCTAAATTCATCTGAACCACACTTACACTCCCTCTCGTCTTCTAATTGTTTTTATTATTTGCTACTAACGCATCAGTAAATACTCGGTCAGTAATTTCATAAGGATCTTCGTTGTCAGAACAATGATGCTTAGCATATTTCAAAATATTTAAGTACATCATGACCATTGTTTCGTTGCCTACCTCTAATTCGTTTCTAGTCTCCTCCTAATTGTTGATATCAATACCTAATAAATCAGCAATTTGTAAAAGAACATCGGTATTTGTCACTTTTAAATCTTTTAAATTCATCGTATGCGATTCGCCACCCTCTGTTACTGTCACACTAGTTGCTAAATCATTAATATCTAAAAGATAAGTTAATCCGTTTTTTACGTTTTCAATTTCGCTCATTTTTCTAACCTCACTAAACGTTCAAAGTTGATACCATAACTTTTTGATAAGTATCATCAAATCTTCCTCTTAACGCTTTGTTAATAATGTGTTTCTGACCTTTAGGCGTTACCCATGTTTGAGAATATCCTCTGCCATCTCTGGTCAAATTATGAGTAATTCTAAATAGCCCTCTTTTAACCATCTGTGTCATAGGCACGTTCCAGCTATGATTAAAACTTGAAAGATATTTTTCTTCTCTAAGTAATTGGAATAGTTGATTTCTTCCAATCACAAAACCGTTTTGAGTTAAAATTTCAGCTAATTCGCCAACAGGAATTGCATGATGGCTATACCTAATAGCCTTAGCAAAAACCACATCATCAGCATCTCTAGCAATCTTTGCTGCTTGTTTTGCATTGGTGTCTTTAAGCTCTTTTTTCTCAGCTTCTAATGCCTTAACTCTATTGCCAATAGTTAACAAGAAATTGCCAAGCTCCTGAGGATCGCTCATCAATTGCATAGCCTTATTGTCAGTAATATATGCTCCATCTTCTCGAATTGCTGGAAGCACTTCGCTTGTTACCCAACGCTTAAACTTCTTTGCGCTTGGCAATTTACTAGAAAGAATTAAACTGTACATTCCAGATTCATTAGTAATAATTGTCATTTGTTTTCCAGAGGGGGTAACGATTCGTTCACCCCTTAAATCGTCTGGATCAATGTGATCTCTAATCGCTTTTTGAGTATTAGAATATCCAAGAACATTTGCTAAATCTTTTCCAACAAACCATGGCTCATTGTTGATTTTTAAAACTCTAATTTGATTGTTTTCAAAGTCGAATAGCTGTAATTCGTTATTCATCTTCATCGTCCTCTCCAAAAATGTTTGGAAGTTGTGCCTTTATAAATTCTTTGTCTGTACTTTTCCATCCCTGCAGAAACTGAAATAGTATCTACATCATTTGATACTGCATACATACATTTAGTTGTTTCAATAATTGATTTAATTTTCATTTTCAGCTAACTTCCTTCCGCATTTAGGACAATAATTAATCTTTCCAGAATATGTTTCAAACCAGTCAGAAGTAGGATCGCTATAAGCTGAATAATTATAGATGTAATAATCATCCTTCACTCTATACAATTTAAATTCAGCATATTCGTCTTCGGAAAAGTCCTTACCATAGTTATCGTCGTTGATATTACAAAATTTACAGGGATTATCTTTTTTATTATTTTGTTTCATTATCTTAGAACTCCAATCTAACTCTTTAAGTCTATTTTTCATTTACTACTTCCTCCGGTAAGTTCTTGATGCAAGTAAGCAGGTAACCTTGTGGATACTGTTCACCGTAAACAACGGTCTTTTCGGCTGCTTCTTTAAGTTTTTGGGTATCTTTCCCATGCACTGCTTTTATTAGCTTCTGTACCTCTGATTTCGAAAATATAATTGGCTTGCTGTGCCACTGCTCAGCAAAGATGTCGAGATAATTTAGTAACATTTTTACTATTCCCTTATCTCTCTCCCTCTCTCCCTTAGAGAGAGATTTATTTAAGTTCTTTACTTGTTTAGATAAGTATTTGTTACAGTTAGTACTTGTTAGATCCGTTTTTTCCATATTAGGTTTTTCCAGATCTGGTTTTACCTGTTTTGGATTTTGCCGAATAGGCTTTTTATTTGTAGTGGAACGTTTTTTAAAAATATTTATCCATTTCTGTTTAGGAGTTTCAGATAAATACCACTTATTAGCTTTAAGCTGCCCTTTACTATTTCTTTGTCGCTCTCTTAGTAGATAGCCATGTTCTTCTAGTTTTCGAAGTATTTTATAGATCTTATCTTCGCTATCAGCACTATGCTTTGCTACTTCTTTTGCATAAAAATCCCACTCATCGGCTTGAGACCATAGATATGTGAACAGCCCCTTATCCTCACACTTAAGCGATACATCATTGAGAACCGAGTTATTTATGACAGTGTAATGTTTGTCGTATACCTTTTTGATTTTTACCATTACTATCACCTAAAACAATTTGTCTACTTCAGGATCAGAATCAGATTCTACTTTCTTATCCTCAAACGGATCTTTCTTACCTTTTTGAACCTTATTCAAAGCAGCTTGCTTCGCTTTTTCTTCTTGATCTTTGCTAGCTTTAATTTCAGTCTGTTCATTAATCTTCATGGCCTCTATATCTTTTGAGAAATCCCACATATCAGTCATACTTTTAACTGCTAACTTGGTAACATTATTATTTTCTCGATCAAGTAACTTAGCTTTAGCTTTTGAATCACCAGCTAACCCTAGAGAAAACAACTTAGCTAATGAAACTTGTTTTCCCTTGTAAGGAAGTGTTAATCGATCAATTTCTTCAGGACTCATATATTGGGGCAAAGCTTTAGCATCAGTATCTTCTTCAGATGCAATTCCAAAAATGCTACTAATGGAATACCGACGACAATAGGTTAGTGCTGAGCCATATTGTTGTGCTTGAGGCTTCGTAATATCTAGCATGTAACTTCCAAAATCAAGGATTGCTCCTTTGCTATTAAATACATAGTTTTCCACCCCTGTTTTAGCTGTTTTGTTAATTGGTTGCTGAATGAAGGATAAATCTAAATCTCCGATTGCTTGTTGAATGACTGACAAGACATCGTTCAAATCAGCATATTTATAGCCATAGCCATCTTTGCTTTTAGAAGGCTGGGCAAGTACCCTTTTCATCTCTACAAAGTCATTTAATAAGGATAATTTGGCATCTAGAGATTGTTTAGCATCCATACCTACTATAGTTTGGATATTCATTAATCCGACGGCCTGAGGACTAGAGATTGGTGGTGTCGGCTGATTAAGTAATTCCATCGTTATTTCACCCTCTCATAGCTAATGTTGTTACTTTCGGCATACTGAAGTAATGCTTTAAATTGTTCTATAGTGCCCGAAAATTTAATGGTCATACTATGAACTGTATCAACTACCTCGCCAGTATTAGTGTCTATATACTGGTCACCATGTTTTTTTATGTCTTGCATAGCTTTTTTCTGTTGCTTTTTTTGTTTCTTTACACTCTCTAAATCATTGTCCATTTGATTTAAGACGTCTGGTAGAGATTTGTAATCCAACATCTCTAAATAAGGAGAAATCGGTAGTGCTGATTTAAATAATGGATTGTTAGCTTTATTGATAATTACTTTCTGTGCATCTGCTTTAGCAGTTGCTTTCTCAGCTTCTGATTTAAAGAAATTCTCAGCTTCAGTTTCAATTCTTTTCCAAGAACAAGACTTATTAAGCCAATGATTGAATTGATTATCTTTTTCTCGAATATCTCCTAATAGTCGAATTGAAACATTATATTTAAGAGCAAGCTTTCCTAGTCGAAGCTTTGTTTCTTGAAATTTTGCATCTTTTTCTTTATCGGTATAATGTTTAATTCCTTCACTTATTCGGTCCGATGCACACTTTATTTGCTTTTCCAAGCCAGATACATGTTGTTTAAATTCATTAGCAGGCTCGACAGCTTCATTAAAAATTTCTATTCTTTTTTTACTTAGCATTTTCTGAATGCGATTTAATTCAGCTCTTACTTTTTTATCTTGTTCGTATGAGTCTTCTGTAACTACATAGTCCTTTAAACTATCGGTCAGCCTATCAACTCGCTTCTTTAGTTCTTCATATTTTGGAAAATAAATTTTTGCAGGTTCTAAATTGATCGGTAATTCTTCATTATCAAATTTAATTAATTCTTTTGTGACAGTAGTTCTCATAGTAGTCTCCTTTATTTACCTGCTAAGCGGTCTCTTTTTGCATCTTCTGCATCTAAATAGGCTTCTTCCTCGTATCCTTTTAGTGCTAAATCGTCAGCATATATCCCGTTAAATGCCCAATAACAAGCATCGTACCAATCACATTCATCGGGAAACTCTTTAAAATAATATTTAGTAAAGTCTTCACTATTTTCAAAGCCCATTTTTTCCATGAAATCTTTAACACCATATTCAGTTGTATAAACTTCAATGAAAGCTTTAATATTCTTGTATTCAAAGCCTTTTCCAATAGCTACATCAATGCCATGTATATCTCTTAAAACCATTCCGTTAACTTCTTGTAGTTTCCAGAGATCTCTAGGATCAAACTCTTTCATGTGGTATACTCCTTATAGATAAATTAAATTTTTAAACCTTTGAATTAGTCGTTACTGATGCCAGTCAGTAACGACTTTTTTTGTTGCATTAACGCAATTTTGAATTGCTTTTCGTATTCGTCAGCTACTAGCGGTGACTTATCTTGTCTTGCAAAAAATGCGTTGCTATTGCTGATTAATCTTGCTTCTAATGTCATCTTTCTCACCTCCTTTAGAACTAATCTTTGGCTTCGCCAGAACAACGTTTAACGTAGTTTTCATAAGCTGCAATATATTCTTTTTTTTGATACAGGGTTTCCATTAAAGCTCATACCTTTAAATGGATCCCTGTATTTTTTGTTTTTAATCATATTTTTTCATCACCTTACTTAAATATTAGGAAAAATGGCTGTATACATCGTAAAAATAAGTGCTACTAATGCTGTACACATGGTACCTAGCGCAAGTATTTCTGTTTCACGTACTGTGAAATCAGTCCCCATGAATTCGTTGATCTTGTGGTTAATCCATTTACTCATAGTTTGTGATCCTCCATAAATTTTTGTAAGACATCCTTGTCATATAAGATTTGGCCATCAATACTAATTGGCTTAAAATCAAACTTTTTCAGCCAAATTCTAAATGTAGATGGACTAACTCCTAAGAAGTTTGCTGATGCCGTCACGTTAAAATACTTCTGTTGAATAGCTCTTTCAATAACTCGTTCTGGGATTGCGATTTGCATGAAATCATCTCCTTTTTAATGAATCAAAGTACTTTCCTTACTAGCTCTATCTACTCCCTTTACAGCAAGATAAGTTTCTTGCTGAAGATGGATAAAACTTAGAATATCTTGAATTTCTTCCGATTTACCTTCTAGTGTTAACTTCATCCTTATCTCCTCTCAATTCATCAAGACTAACTCCCAAAGCGTCAGCAATCTTACACATTGTCTTGAAAGTAGGTTCATAGTGCTTATATCGATAATTCCTAAGGTTTTCATAGTTAAGACCGGATTTGATAGATAGACTCTTTAAACTTATATTTTTAATTTGTAATACCTCTTCCACTCTTTGCCACGACATATTGTGGTTCCTTTCGGTATAAATAAAGGCTTTAATAGTTAGATCATCCTTTTTCATTTTCATGATTACGTCCCCTATGCAATATCGTCACGTTCAATTAACGGCAGAGTATCGTTATCTTTAAGCACATCGTAGATAAGCTTTCTCCCCTTCTGAGTCCAATAAGTAGTTGTCTTGCTTCTGTCTTTACCTAAATGATCTTTAAAAGTGAAAGCTTGACTTACTACATAGCCTTTACCCATATAGACCTTGTAAAGAATCCATTGGCCATTAACTTTATGCTGAATACCAACTTGTTTTAGAAGTTTGTTGAAGTTTACTGCACCATAACCATAATCAGCGGCAATCTGCGTAATCGCTAATGCATCTGGTGTTCCTAAGATGATGTCTAAATAGCTAGCCTTCTTATTGCTTTCTTCAAGTTGTAAAGAAAGGCTTTTATTATCTGCTTCCAGCTTTTCGACCCTAGCCTTCGAGATTTGCAACGCTCTGTTCATTACCATTTCTGGTGAGTTCCAATTCTTTTCGACTTGAATGAAATATTTTCTGATTGTCTTACCTTTTTCAGTTCTAGACATCATGCAAAGTTCTTTAGCGGTATCAACTGTTAACCAATAATCGTCATATGCTCTCGTTGTTCCATTGCCACTTTCAACGATGTAACCTTTTGGTACCTCGTTGAAATCAATACCTTTTTCAAACTGATCTTGGTTTTGCTCCCACCATCCACTGAATTTCTTTTTAAACCCTAAAGCTTTATGTAAATCTCGTGCACTTACTAGTTGCTGATCGTTTTCTACTTTTATTTGAATTAAATCTTTCATAATTCTTCTCCCTCTATTGTGCTATAATCGCACAAATTTAAGTAAAAATTTTTTCAAGCGGAATATGTAAAACGTGTGATAAGGCTGGTAATTCAGTCGCTTTAAAATTGTATTCCCCTTGTTCTCTACGATAATACTTATCTGCACCACTTAATCCCAAGGCAGACGCCATTTCTTCATTTGTATACCCCAGTCTTAATCTGGTAGCTTTAATCAAAGGAAGATTTATTGCTTTAGTCATTTTCTCACCTCTGTTTAACTTGCGATTTTCGCAATTCAATTTACATTTATTATAATACATTGCGATTTTCGCACTGTCAACATTTTTTTGTGCTATTTTAGAAAAAAAGTACTAAAAAAGCACAAAAAGTGTTATATTTATTGCGAAAAGCGCAATAAACAAGGTGGATAAAATGATAGATGATAGAATAACTCTTGCAAAAAAGATCATTAATTTACGTGAAGATCGTAATATGTCACAAATAGAACTATCAGAAAAAACAGGCATAGAACGTACTGCCTTAAACAAAATAGAGCGAGGCACTCGTAAGGTATCTAGTGATGAATTAAAAGCATTAGCTAAAGCTTTTAACATTTCTTCTGATTCGTTGCTTGACCTATCTATGCCTTCTTCAAAAAAAGAACTTGGTTACGAAGATCTTGGTCTGCCCTACAAAGGAGTTATCTCGGAGGATTTAAACGATACTTTCCGCTTACTTGCCCAACAGTACGCAGAAAAACATAATCTTCCAAAAAAGGACCAATAGCCCATGTACCAAACACCTGAACAGAAAACAGCAGCTAGAAATCAAGTAATTAGGTGGTTAATGAATTACGCTTTAGATCACCAATATGGAGTCACCTTCTCTTACGCTGCTGAAAACGATGATCCATCTGAGGCCTTTCCTGAGTATCGCACCGCTGTAATTAATGCTAACTGGAAAAATATAGATGAAATTCCTTTTATTATTGGTCATGAGTTAGGCCATCTATTTCTAGGACACGAAAAAAGCGAATACCATTCTAGTTCGGTAAACAGTATTCGCCTAGAACGAGAAGCAAATGAGTTCAGCTTGTATCTTTTAACTGAATATTGCGACTTACACGATATTTACTTCTATAATATGTACACCTTTGCTCAAGCTTTCGGCATCCCTAGAGATTGCTACTACTTACTTGAGGAACAAGCTTGAGTATTCAAAGAAAATCATAGATAAAGCAATTCAATTTACTAGTAAGTTGTAAATAATAAAAGGATAGAGAGAATTAATTAATGGATTTAGAAAAGCTAAGCGATAATGAAGTAGATGAACTGATAGATGAAGCTAAACATTTTTTTGAAAGTTTTACTCTTAACGTTCCACTTGGTAAATTCAATGAGGATCACATTGTATTAGGAGAAAGTAGCAATTTAAAGTATGTTTGGCACGGATATAAAGGACGTCTAGATACTAAGTACTCTCTCCATATTCGCTTTAAACAAAATAATGCACATTTAGTTAGACTGTGCATAAACGGAACTAGACATCACAACTATGATGGTACAATTGTAGAAGGAAATCACATTCATTTATATAGATATGTCAATAACAGCATTGTTTCATATGCATATCCTTTAGATGATTATATTTTTAATTCAAATGACGAACTTGAAAATGCCATTGAAAAGTTTTTACAGTTCGTTCATATAAGGACTGATAAAAATGACACTAGCCGACAAGCTCTTAACTGACTACGTTAACTGGTATAAAAAAGAAGCAAAGTTTAAAGATCTTTCACAAAACGTTATTAGAATTGAAGTTCCTTTCTTAGACTCATTTTCTGATGAAATAGTTATGTATGCTATCAAGAATAAAAACAATAGTATTACTCTTACTGATGATGGCTGGACGCTAGATAACTTAAAGAGTAATGGAGTAACTATTTCAAGATCTAAAAATAGAAAAAGGATTTTTACTAATAGACTTAATGCGTTTGGTATTACTGAAAAAGATGGAGAATTAACTACTACTGTAGAATATAAATATTTTCCAACTGCAAAGAACAGATTATTACAAGCTATTCTAGCAGTTAATGATATGTTCATGCTTTCAAAAAATACTACAAAGTCCCTATTTTTTGAGGATGTAGGATCATTTCTGGAAGAAAATCATATTCGTGCTACAGAAGATATCTCTATTCCCGGTACAAGTGGTATCACATTTAATTTTGATTACTTAATTTCTGGCTATAAAGATATTCCTACACGTTTTATAAAAACTCTATCTAATCCAAATAACTCATTATTCGCAAAAGCGGCGCTAACTGACATTCTTCAAACAAGAGAAATACGTGAAAATTCCACATTTTATGTATTTCTAAATGATATTTCTTCAAACGATAAGGAAGTACAAATTAAACCTGAAATTGAAGAACTATTTTCAGAAAAAGATATTAAATCAGTTCCATTTACTAAACGCGATAGCGTTGTTAAAGAATTAATTGCATGATTGTTTAATACTAGAATAAAAATATTCGTGTGTAATAATTATTATATAGACAGCGGAATGTCTACCATGAAAGTGGTCTTTAGGTTTTTGCTCAGATTGATGAGCGAGGCATGCGAGTATTTCTTCTCGAAATATATTGCATGCCTCTTTTTATCCCAAAATATTTTATTGTCCACAATGCCAATGACATTAAACTTAAGGCAAATCATGGAGGTTTAAAAGTGAATAAAGAAAACACTTTGAATGTTAGAAGATTAGTAGGTGCTATTTTCTTGGCACTTGGAGCTTTCTTTGGATTTGTAGAAGCTCAATCTGTTAGTAGCGTTGCTATGTTTGGAATTGTAAGAGACTATCAAGGCTTCTTGTATTGGTTCTCTGCTTGGGGTGTAGGATTAGCAATCTGGTATTTTGTTACATTAAAAACTCCACCAAACAAAAAAGCGGAACGAATTGTTAAGATTATTTTCTTTATAATAATTGGATTGAACGTTCTTTTTGCTTTTGCAAGTGGCATCAGTAATGCAGGTGGCTTTGGAATTGGATTAATGATCGCCTACTCTATTGGTTGTCCTTGGGGTAAACAAGGCTACAAAAAACATCCTTATCCGGTATCAAAGGAAAAAGAAGCTGCTGAAGATTAGTTTAGCACCTTAAGTTTCACTCTATAGGTTCATTGTCCAAAGATACTGAAGACTCTAAAAGCTGATTTTTATATACTCACAGGGAGGAAAATATGAGTAAGAAGATAACCGGCGAAGATGGAAAAGTTTATGTAGAGCAAAAACCATTCTACAAAAGAGCATGGTTTTGGATTGTAGTTGTTGTTTTAGTTGTAGTCATTGGTGGTGCACTCGGGAGTGGCTCTGATGACGACTCTTCATCAAGTTCTGATAAAGTGGAAAAAACTTCTTCAAAGGCTCAATCGCAGAAATCATCTACTAAACCTAAAGTTTCGGGAGAATTTACCGCTGCTTTAGGAAGCGCTGAAACATACGCAAACGATATGCATATGTCTAAGGCCGCAATTTATGATCAACTAATTTCCAAATCTGGAGATAAATTCCCAGAAGATGCTGCAAAATATGCTGTTGATCATGTTAAAGCTGATTGGAATAAAAATGCTTTAGAAAGTGCTAAAACTTACCAAAAAGATATGAATATGTCTACAGCAGAAATTAAAGATCAATTAACTTCTAATTCTGGGGACAAATTTACTCCAGAAGAAGCACAATATGCTGTAGATAATTTATCTAAGTAAATAAAAAATCCCACCGATGCGCCAACATCAGTGGGAAGAAATGAGCTACGTCAATAGCTCAACATAAATTCGATTAACAAAGCCATAAAAATATGAACTCTGCCCTATTATTGTAGCAGAGTTCACATTTAGACTACAATAGGAGGTTTTTTATTATGCCAAAAAGAAAAAACACCAGTATCAAAGATTATAAATTAAAATCTGGAAAGAAACGATATGAATTTGTTATTTCACTGGGTCAAAACAGCAATGGTGACCGAGTTCAAGTTCATCGGCGTGGTTTTAAAACCTATGCTGAAGCAGAAGCAGTATTCAACAAATTATCTCAAACTAAACCAGATAATTTTGTAAAACAAAAACAGATTAAAGTTTCTGAATTACGTGATCTATGGTTTGAAAACTATAAAACTCAGGTAAAAGAATCTACTGCGAATAAAAATAAGCAGGTCTTTGATAACCATGTTATTCCGGATTTTGGTAACCAATACGTTGACAAGATTACAGTAGCTGAATTACAAAAGTGGGCTGATAGGAAAGCAAAACAAATTGTTAAATATAGGGATGCTATTAATGAATTTAATGCTCTTTTTGAATATGGTATTCGGTTAAACTATGTGTCTGAAAATCCTTTAAAGCGGATCATTATCCCTAAAAAGACATCTCGACCACGTAGAGATACCGAACATAATGTTTATACACGAGAGGAACTAAATCAATTTCTTGAAGTGGCTAAAGAGTATGGATTAGTTCAATATACTTACTTCAAGCTCCTTTCTGCTACCGGTCTTAGAAAATCCGAAGCATTAGCTTTGACTTGGCAAGATATTGATTTAAAAGCAGGTACTTTATCCATAAATAAAACCTTGGCATATGGTTTAGACAATAAAACAATTATCCAGCCACCTAAATCACCTAAATCTAAGCGTATTTTGCCCATCTCGGACAGTTTAAAAGAAGTTTTGATAGATTATAAGCAAAAGCAAAAAATCATCTCTAACAAGCTCTTTCACACAATTAAAGGAACGTATTTAAAAATGAGCAAACCAGATCAATGGCTTAAATCAATTTATGCTAAAGATCATGAGGAAAAAGTTAAGTATGCAAAAACACACAACTTAAAAGAACCACAACCTGATTTACGTCATATAACAGTTCATGGCTTTAGACATACTTTTGCAACACTACTTATTGCGGAAACTAATGTAAAACCTAAAACTGTTCAAATGCTGCTTGGTCATGAAAATATCCAAATGACTTTAGATATTTATACGCATGTAAATAATAAAAATAAAGAAGATGCAGTTAATGCATTAAAACAATTAAATATATAAAGAAAATGCACCCTTCCGGATGCATTTTTTCTTTATGTTACCAAAATGTTACCATTCTAGTATTTTTAGTGTTCTAAACGTTGCTATATCAACATTCTTTTAATCAAATAAGGAGAGT